AGTATCTCAATTACGTCTCTAAGAAAATCAAAGTCACTCCAGAGTTTGTTTTCTTTAACGTCAGAGAACTAATACAAAAATACTCCAATGTACAATTTTTATTTGTAGATGGTAGAGAAGAATGCGTAAGAGTAATAGAAAAGATATTTATCAATAAAGATATATCATTAAATTACGATCTTCAGCTATTATATGATATACAGAAGTTATGATTTACTGTCCAGACAAATATAAATCAGATTTTCCTGATTTAAATGAAGAGTATAAGCTTCTTAAAGGAGAACTTGATGATAAAGAAGCTCGTATTACTCTCGCTAAGTTTCTAAGAAACAATGTAGGATTTACGACTGAATTACTTTCAGGAATAAAACTTGCGCCATATCAAGAGATGATTCTCAAAGGTATGATGAATCGTAATTTCTGCATGAATGTTCTTGGTCGTGGTTGCGGTAAAACATTCCTTGGCGGAGTGTTCTGCTTTTTGCAATGCGTATTTGAACCAAATACAAAAATTCTAATTGCTGGTCCTACATTTAGAACTGCGCGTTTTATTTTTAATTATTTAGAGAAGATCGTCGATTCAAAAGGCGGCGAACTTCTTCAACAAGCTTTCGGCGTGAAAGCTAAACGAAACGATCAATATGAATGGCAAATTAATGGAGGTTCCATTACGGCCATCCCTCTCAATGGAGAAAAGATTCGTGGTTTTCGCGCCAATATTCTTTTATTAGACGAATATCTTCTATTACCTGAAGATATTATTAAAAATGTATTGATGCCATTCCTTGTCGCTCCTCAAAACATGAAAGAGCGTATGGAAATTAGAGAAATTGAAGATAAATTGATTAAAGATGGTCATATGACTGAAGCGGAAAGAATGGTATTCCCAAATACTTCGAAGATGATTGCGCTTTCATCTGCATCTTTTACTTTTGAGAACTTGTATAAAACTTACAAAGAATGGAATGATAAGATTTATTCAAATGAAAAAAGTGATGCTACTTATTTTATAGCTCAAATGAGTTATGAAGCTTTGCCAACTCACATGATTGATAATACCGTCATTGAAGAAGCTCAAAATGGCGGCACTTCTCACAGTTCATTTTTGCGAGAATATTGCGCTCAATTTACTGATGGTAGCGACGGATATTTTAGTGCAAAAAAGATGCATGAATGCACTATTCCTGATGGAGAAGCTCCATATACATTAATCAAAGGAAAATCTAATACCAAATATATTCTAGGAATTGACCCAAGCTTTTCTAACAGTCCAAGTTCTGACTATTTTGCTATGTCTGTTTTTGAGTTAGACGAAGAACGTAAACAAGGAACTCTGGTTCATGGTTACGCTGTTGCTGGTGGTAATTTAAAAGCTCATATAACTTATCTTCATTATTTGATGACTAGTTTTAATATAGTCATGATATGTATTGATAATGCTGGTTATCAGTTTATTGATAGCGCAAGAGAAAGTGAATTATTTAAAAAGTCTAATATTAATTTAGGATTCTTTGAAGCTGATACATCTCTTGAAGGAAATGAATATATAAACATGACGCGCAAAGCTGCGAGAGAATATAATGTAGAAAAAGGCGCGATTTGTTTTAAACAAAATTTCACTACTGATTTCATTCGTAAAGCAAATAACTATTTACAAGCTTGTATTGACCATAAAAAAGTTTGGTTTGCATCTAGAACTTCTGCTAATAATGAAGCTTTTGATATACAAAGTTCTTGTCATGTTAATTTAGATAATGTCGGTCATGAATCTATTTTAGATTTCATTGAATTCCAAGATAATATTATATATCAAACGAAAAAACAATGCGCGTTAATAGAAGTAAAATCTTCTGCTAAAGGATCTCAGTCCTTTGATCTACCTCAACATTTAAAAAGAGATATGTCTCCTAATAGAGCTAGAAAAGATAATTATACTACATTAATGTTAGCAAATTGGGCGACAAAGTTCTATTTTGAGTTAGAAGCTTCTTCAAAAATAAAAGAAGTCTCTACTTTTTCGCCAAGAATGATATAAAAAGGTGTAATTAATAAAAATGCCGCAAAGTCTTATAGGTTTAAAGCAGATTAAGTCTGGCGAGATTGGGAGTTATATTACTGGAGCTTTAGGTGTATCGAACACAGGCGCAACAGTTTATACTTCCAAGCCTTCTGTCTTTAACGATTCTCTTACAGTGAGTGGAGCGGCTGATCTAAAAGATACTTCTTACGCTAGAGAAAATTTTCAAATTGCTTCTGGATTATTAGTATCTGGAAATATCACTGGACTAGGAACTTTAAATATAACTGGAACATCCAGATTCGATGGAGATGTTTCTTTTGATAATCCAGTTATTCTAGAAGATACATTCACTGTATCTGGTGCTGCTGGATTTTCTGGAACTTCTAGATTTGATGCTGCCGCTACATTTAATTCCACATCTACATTTAACGATCCAATAATTGTAACTGATACATTAAGCGTTGGAGTTGTTAATACTGTTTTTAGCGGAGCTTTTCAATCTTTAGGCGATGTTCGTCTTGGAACAAGCGCAGGTGGAACTACAAATACATATTTAATTGGAAATAATATTTTTTCTGGAAACGCTAATTTCTCTGGAAGTAATTATTATGCAGGAACAAATTATTTTTCAGGAATAACAAACTTTAACAGCGGAGTATCATTTAATAGTGGTAATATAATATTTAGCGGAACTGGTCAAGCATTTGCTACAAAGACAACTTTTTCAGGAGATGTTTCTTTATTAGGAAATACAACTGGAGCGTCACTTCAAGTAACTTCTTCTTTAGGAATTTCAACCAGCGCATCATTAACCAACAATGGACAATCATTTTTCTATAATGATGTTTATGTATCTGGAGTTGGTAATGATTTAATACTTAGAGCAAATTCTCTTCAATTATCAGATGCTGATGTAGCTCAACTGAGTGGCGTTTCAGATTACAATGAATCATATATTAATTTAAATAGCGGCTCATTTTTAGAAATAAAGAGCGGCTCAAAAGAAACTTTATATAAAGATTCTGATTTTACTATTAAGAGTGGCGCTAAATTTAACATTGAAACAGGATTTTTTACTCAAGCATTTGGAGCTATTCCAAGTACAGGCTCCGTTCCAAGCGGACAATTGTATATTCAACAAATAACTATATCAGGTGTAACATATAATGTTCTCGCTATAAGATAAAATGAAATCAAAACTTAAATCTCAAGAAACAGAGCCTTTGATGGTTTCGACAGCTTCTTCTAATACAAGCATGAGAAGAAATAAGGCTGGATCTATAGAAAGAACAGATAAGTTTAAGAATATTGATGATGGCTTGATGCCATTTAAATATACTCGTACTAATTTTGCCGATAGAAGTACAATTGATATTAAAGATGCCACCATCTTGTGTCAAAAAGCTTATTATAATTTTGCTCAATTTAGAAACGTTATAGATTTGATGACAGAATTTTCTGTTAGCAATTTATACTTCCAAGGAGGCACAAAAAAGTCGCGAGATTTCTTCGAAGCGTTATTTAAAAAGATTAATCTTTGGAGTTTTCAAGATAGATTTTTCAGAGAATATTATCGTTCTGGAAATGTATTCGTTTATCGTTTCGAAGGAGTTATTCAAGAAGAAGATACAAATAGATTAGTTCAATTATTGGGAAGAGGTCCACTAAATCTTTCTGGCGTAAAGATTCCAGTTCGTTATGTTATTATTAATCCTGTAGACATTCAATTTTCTAGCGGAACTTCATATTTAACTGGTCAATATTATAAAGTTCTTAGCGAATATGAGTTGAGCAGATTGAGAGTTATTACTACAGAAGAAGATCAACAAATTTTTGATAGTTTTGATGCTGATACTCAACACCTTATCAAGACTTCTAAGATCGGTTCACTAAGAATTTCTCTTAATCCAGAAAGATTTAAGTCTGTATTTTATAAAAAGCAAGATTACGAGCCTTTTGCCGTTCCAATGGGATATCCAGTTCTTGAAGATATTAACTTCAAAGCTGAGTTAAAGAAAATGGATATGGCTATTGCTCGCACAATGCAGCAAGCCATTTTGTTAGTAACGATGGGTGCTGAACCTGAAAAGGGCGGCATCAATCAAAAGAATCTTGAGTCCATGCAAAAGTTATTTGAAAATGAATCTGTTGGGCGCGTTCTTATTGCTGATTATACTACAAAAGCTGAATTCGTAGTCCCTAAGATCGCTGATTTGCTAGATCCTAAAAAATATGAAACAGTTAATAACGACATTAATCTTGGTCTTAATAATATCCTTGTCGGAGGAGAAAAGTTCTCTAATCAAGAAGCGAAGATTGACGTATTTTTGGCAAGATTAAATCAAGGTCGCCAAGCTTTCTTGAATGACTTTTTAATTCCAGAGATAAAGAGAATATCTAAAGCTCTTGGATTTAGAGGTTATCCAATTCCTTATTTCGAAGAAGTCAATTTGAAAGATAACACAACTCAAAATCGTGTTTATACAAGACTTTTGGAGCTTGGTGTTCTCACCCCAGA